GCTAAAGAAGCCTTTTCAGCAATGGCAAAATCCATGTTAGCAGAACTTGCAAAAATTATTGCAAAACGTCTAATGCTAAAAGCAATAAGTAGTATAGGGTTAGGGTTTGCAGAGGGAGGTATTACTCCCAAACTTAAAGGACGAAGTTATACTGTAGGAGGCGTAGCTAGAGGTCCTAGTTCTGGATACCAAGCTACTTTACACGGTAATGAAGCAGTTGTTCCATTGCCTAGTGGAGGGGCTATTCCAGTACAAGGAACAGGCTTAGGGGGCGGTACAAATAATGTTACAGTCAATGTAAATGTTGATAATAATGGAAATGCAACTAGTGAGTCACAAGGTCAAGGAATGGGACAAGATTTAGGAAAAGTAGTTGCGAAAGCAGTACAAGAAGAATTACAATATCAGAAACGTTCTGGTGGTATTCTTAATCCTTACGGAGCAGCATAATGGCTATTGGGTTTCAAATTTCAGGTACAAATATTACTACCGCAACGATAATTCCTGACAAAACTTTAGCTCGTAGTTCTGCTCCAAGAGTACGGAGTGCAAAATTTGGAGATGGCTACGAACAACGTGCTAAATCAGGTCTTAATTCTATTGACGAAACTTTTACACTTAATTTTGTAAACAGAACCAAAGCAACTATTGATGATCTTAATAAATTTTTTGACGATAAAGCAGGAGTAACTAGTTTTAATTTTACTATTCCTGATACTGATAATACAACAACCACAGGAGAGAAAACAATACGTGTAGTTTGTTCCGAATGGAGTACTCAGTATTCTAATAGTGATCATTATTCTTTATCGGCAAGCTTTGCGCGTATTTATCAACCATGACACAAGATAATTTAATTTCAACTGATATTCAAAGTTTAGAAGTTTCTGAAGCTATTGTTGACTTATTTGAATTAGAGTATAGTCCTACAACAACTCTTTATTTTCATTCAGGAGTATCTACAGTTCCAAGAATATTAAAAGTAAGTGCTGATTATAATACTATAACATTAAATACTCCTCAGACTTTATCAGATAATTCTTCCTTGGTTCTTACAGGACTTAATAAGTCCACAGGAGTAGCAGCCTCAATAAATGCTCTAGTAAATGGAGCAACTGTTGATTCACAGTCTGTTACAATAGATACTAAAACGGGGGCTACAACAGCTGTTACTGGATGGCCAGCGGTTCCTGAAGTAGGAATGGAAGTAACTGGAACTGATATTAGAACTGATGCCTACGGTGAAGTAGTTTTCAATAAAAATGTTTATTATGGATTTCCTATAGGAATAGATGGAATAGATATTAGTAATGATGGAGCACATAGCCGGCCAACACTAACTATAGCAAATGTAGAATCTTTACTTAGAACTAGTTCTACATTTCAAAATGCTTTTGATTCTCAAAGAGCAGAAGCTACCGGAGCCACAGGAAGTGGCTTACCAGATTTTAAACTAGATAATTTAGTTGGAAAAAAAGTTACACGACGTAGAACATTAGAAAAGTATTTAAAAGTTAGTTCCGGAAGAGCTACAGATGCAGCTTCTGCAACAGATATTATTGAACTACCTAAATCCGTCTTTATTATTGATAGAATTAGTTCCAAAACTAATATAATGGTAACTATGGAACTAGCTTCTCCCTTTGATTTATCAGGTTTACGGATACCTAGAAGAGAAGTAGTAGGTAAATACTGTAGCTGGATATACAAAGGTAAAAAGGAATACACAACTACAGCTTTAAGTGGCACGGTTTATGTAAATTCTGGAACAACAACTACATTACGTGGAACCGGCAGCGCGGGTAATTGGACTACCGTTTTTTCTACAGAAATTGCTGTTGGGGATGAAATCATAATTGATGGCAAATATATCAGAAAAGTAACTGCTAAAGGTACTGGGGGAGCAGCAGATAACCAATTAACAGTTGGAAAAGCTCTACCCATAATTACTAATGATGGAGGAAGTGCTAGTTCGGGAACAGAACCTGGGCCTCTTACTTTTGCAAAAGTTGTTCGTAGAAAAAAAGGTGCATGTAGTTGGGAATTAAATGGTAATTACGAACAAACAGCCACAACTAGCAATAAAGTTTATTACACTATAAATGATGAACCTATTATATTTTTTGGAATAACACACACTTTAAGTGGTACTGCATGGCAAAAGAGAACAGGTAGTGCTTATTCTAGAGCTGAGGGTACAGTAACTGTAGGAACTGGTGCCGACGCTGGTAAAATTACAGCTATTTCAATAACAGCAGGAGGTGCTGGATATTCTTCCACCGCTCCATTAGTTACTTTTGGGGGAACAAGAGGAACAGGAGCAACCGCAACAGCTACAGTTAGTGGCGGTGCAGTAACAGGTGTAAGTATAACAGCAGCAGGATCAGGGTATGTAGCCGATAATGTAACAGTAACTTTTGATCGACCAGGAGCAGCAATTATACCAATAGCTTCCACCTTAAATGGTAGTAATAACATGAGTTTAGTCACCGGAGATATAGTTTATACTACGGATAGTGGTGATGAGATATTTTGGCTATATACTGGAGCAACAGGTACTGTGTCAACAATGCCCGCTAGAAAGAGTTCTGTATGGCAATTAGTTCATCACTATGATGGCTGGACAGATAGAGCGTATACTATCAATACTACGGATGCTTTAAGAAATAGTTATGTTTTGTATCCTATGACTAGCGACAGTAACCAAGGCACTATTGATTTTGTGGAAACGTCTACTATTTGGAGAAATTCTACAGCCTTATCTGCAAGTAGTGGAGAAAGGCCTACTTCAGATTCTTTATTTTGGACGCCTGGGGATGTTTGTGGTAAATTATTAATGTCTTGTAAAAAACGGTATCAGTTTGTACCGGATGTTAAAGAAGCTGTCGGCAAAGATACTGTTCCAAACTCCGAACGGAACACTACCGCATTATTACCCTTTGGAGGATTCCCCGGAAGTAGGAAGTTCAGGTAGTGCAGTATTTAGAAGAGATTCAAGAACATTTTGAAAAAGAATATCCAAGAGAAGGCTGTGGAATATTAGCAGTTGTAAAAGGACAAAAAAAGTGGTTTCCTTGTACAAATATTGCAGAGCGGGGGGATGATTTTATTATTGATTCACAAGAATACTTAAAAATATTACGTACCACAGATATTACAGCAATAGTACATAGTCATCCAGATGTTACTAATGAGCCAAGTGACAATGACATAAAGTATTGCAATGCTTTAGGAATACCTTATTATATATTTAGTTATCCTGATATGGAACTAAATATAGTATCTCCGAAGAAAGATTTAACAGATTTATATGGACGCGACTATAAATTTGGAGAGATGGACTGTTTTGAAGCGTTAAGAGATTATTTATCAGAACAAAATATTATAATTCCTCCAAGAGCTATGTTTGAAGATGATTGGTGGGATAAAGATTTAGATTATTTTACAGAAGAAATTATAAAAGATTGGAATCATGTACCAGTTAAGTTAGAAGATATACAACCTAATGATGTTTTAATTTTTAAACTAATGGCAAAGGTTAATAATCATTGTGGTGTGTATATTGGAGATGATATTTTTTATCACCATGCTTATAATCGATTATCATGTAGAGAAAGTTTGTACCCAGTATGGTACAAATCTATAACAGGAGTGTATAGATATGCTACGTAAAGTATACTTAGAAGGAGAGCTTGGACAAAAGTTTACAAGCAGTTTTACTGTAGAAGCAGAAACAATACAAGATGTATTGCGTTGTGCTGATGTAAATTTTTCTGGGTTTAAAAAACATTTAATTGATTGTCATGAGAATGATATTGGATTTATTATTGATATTGCTGATGCAAAAGTTGAGGAAGAGGTGCAACTCTTATTGCCTATTAAATCAGGAGATATAACAATTACTCCTGTACCTGCTGGATCAAAAGGTGTAGGAAAGATACTGGCAGCTATGGCAATACTTACAGTTCTTGCATTATCTGGCGGATGGCTGGCTGTTGCTGCTCCTGGTGGAATGGGTATGGGCGGAGCAGCTCTTGGAGTAGTACCAACGCTAGCGGCACCAACAGTTAGTTTTAGCACAGCTGTTGCTACTGCTGCAACAGGCAGTTTAGGTGGTCTACTAGCAGCAGGATTAGCTATTAATTTAGCAATGACTGGTATATCGGAAATGATGGCTCCTGACCCTG